CAAACTGCTCCATTGTATTCTTCAGAACTGTTGTGTGTAGTTCCTGGAGATAAACCTCCAGCTTGAATAGCTGCTGTACTTGTACCTGATCCAAAGTTCTGTCCTCTAGCAGTGTTTGCAGTACCACCCGATCTAAAACTACCAAATTTAATAAAAGCTTTATTGACCCCTGTAGTCGAGTTATACCAAACCTGTCCCTCTAATGACGATTGTAACGTCGGATCAGAAGATAAATATTTTATCCTTGTGCCTGTTATATCCTGGTAGTCTGACATTAAAAATCCTTATGGAAGAATCACGTCACTTGGTCTGTTTTGATTACCTGGTGCAGCTTTTTCTTCATCAGACAATGCATCCCACGCAGCTTGTGCCGCTTGAACTTCAGCGTCGATCAAAGCTTGTGCTTCTGCTTTTGTCTTTTCAATGCCACCTTTTTCAGCTAACCACATAGCGCCATCGACGTTGTTTCCAACCATCCAGACGTTTGCAGGATAACCTCTAATAAAGAATTTTTGTCTGTCATTAGCAGTTATAAATCCTTTGCCAGTGTTTGTAGCTACTCCATATATAAAGTGTGTAGACATAGTTTCTTCCTCCTTTTAAATTATTATATATTATATGTTCGTTGTATCAACTGTTTTTATGTTCAATGCAGATGTTTCTCCAGTAAATTCTTCTGTTGTTGTTAAAGCTGTTCCACCAACATTAGCTCCAGCTGACATGAGAGCAGCGGTTGAAGTTCCTCCACCTGCTCCTGCTTGTCTTGCTGTAGCCATTGATGGTCTAGTAGACCATGATGTTCCATCATAGCCTAAAGTGGTCCCTGTTACACTATTTGGAGGGGTATTTCCAGAAAACATTAAAGCGTCTGTTTGTATTCCACATGCTGAAGCCAGTTTAGTTGCCGTTGGTAAAGCTGTTGCAGTTGACCAAGAAGATCCATTATATTCCTCTACGTTAGATAAATGTGGAGTAGGATTATTACCACCCATTGCAAGTCCTGCAGTTTGTACTCCACAACCAGCTACTCTTTCTGTAGGGTTGTTTAGATCTCCGCCAGCTGTCCAAGAGGATCCATCATATTCGTAAGATTCAGCTATGTATGTGCTGCTATACCCACCTATACTAGCAGCTGCAGTTTGTATTCCAAACCCTCCTAGTTGTCTCATAGCAACTGGTAAATTATTTTGTTCTGACCAAGAAGAACCATCATATTCTTCTGTTTCATTTTTATTATTATTTCCAGGATCAACTACTCCACCAAAACAAAGCGCTGCAGTTTGAGGTGCATTAGTTGCTTCACCTGCTGCATATCTTCCTGTGTTTAAAGTTGGCCCTGCAGTCCAAGAAGAACCATCATATAATTCAGTATTATTTTTATTATCTGCTCCACTAAAAATTATTCCTGCAGTTTGTGTTCCACTTCCTGCAGTAGTTCCTAAAGCAGTGTTTGTACTACCACCAGTTGCCCATGCTCCTGCAGTAAGTACATTTATTGAACTATTATATTCTTCTGTATCTCCGCCAGCTGTTCCTGGAGCTGTTCTAATACCAGACATATAAAGTCCAGCAGTGTTAGATCCTCCTATTCCTCCTGATGACGCAGAATTACCTAAAGAAGGTATGCTTGAAAAACTAGTTCCATCATATGAGTTACATGTTGTAACCAAAGTTGGTGGAGAAGTTGCTCCTCCTGCAAAAATAGCTGTTGTATTTGTTGCACCAAAACCCTCTATTCCACTAATTGTGAGTGGATAGTTAGTTCCTGTTGTCCAATTTGTTCCATCGTATTCTTCTACACTATTTACTCTACCAGGAGGAGTTACTCCTGCTACTGCTACTGCAGAAGTTTGAATACCTGCACTTCCAAAACTATATCTTGCTGTGTTCATACTATTTACATTTGTCCAAGAAGATCCATTGTATTCTTCTGTATTAGCGACAGATGTTGTTGTGTATCCACCAAAACCTAACCCTGCTGTTTGAGTTCCGTTTCCACCACCATCATAACGAGCTGTATTTAAATCTGTTTCACTACCCCAAGACGATCCATCATATTCATAAGATTCAGCAACGTGTGTTGATGGGTTAGATAAACCCATAAAAGCTAAAGCTGCAGTTTGTGTACCAGCTCCTCTAATTTCTGCAGTTGCAGTAGGTAAAGCGCCACCTGATGAAAACCCAGAACCATTATATTCCTCTGTTGCAGTTGAAAAAGGCGTAGCTCCACCAAATATTAAACCAGCTGTTTGAGAACCTTGATCAGCTGAACCCATTCCATAACGAGCTGTGATAACAGGACTACTGCTTGACCATGCTTCTAGATTAACAACATCTTTAAATTCACCTGTTGTAGAATTGAACCAAATCTGACCTTCTGCCTCAGCATTATCAAGATTAGTTGATACTACTTTAATTCCTTTTCCTACTATTGCTTTATAATCTGTCATAATTTTAAACTACACTAGTTGTTAATTGTCTTACATTTAATGATGTTGTTTCTCCAGTAAATTCTTCTGTTTCAGCACCCGTAGGGTATTTTCCAAAAGCTAAAGCTAATGTTTGAGATCCAGCTCCAGCCAAATAACCTCTTGCTGTAGACATAGAGGGTCTTGTAGACCAAGACGTTCCATCATAACCTTCAGTGGAACCTGTTCCTGCGGCAGGCGCCCCTGGACACCCACCAAAAGCTAAAGCTGCAGTTTGTGTTCCTGCTCCGTTAGAGCCTGCTCCAGTTCTTCTAGCAACTATTAAATCTCCTGACTCAGACCAAGTTGATCCATTGTATTCTTCCGTAGCTCCAGTGTTAGGAGGTCCACCTCCAAAAGCTAAAGCTGCTGTTTGAGTTCCAGATCCAGAGCTAATTCTTCTAGCTGTATTTAAAGCTCCACCGTTAGTCCAAGAGGTTCCATCGTATTGTTCTGTTGCATCAGAAACACTTCCTGTAAATCCTCCATAAGCTAGTCCCGCAGTTTGTGTTCCTGTCCCTCCAATACTACGTCTACCTGTTGATAAATCATTTTGTTCAGACCAAGAAGTACCGTTATATTCTTCTGTTTCAGTTTTAGTTCCAGGGCCACCACCAAAACCTAAAGCTGCAGTTTGAATACCTGCTGCACCTATTGTATATCTTGATGTTCCTAAATCATTTTGTTCAGACCAAGTAGAGCCATTATACTCTTCTGTTTTTCCTGATGGTGCTGAATCATAGCCGCCAAATGCTAATCCAGCTGTTTGAGTTCCTGTTCCTCCAAGAAAATATCTACCTGTATTTAAACTACCACCAGTTGCCCATGCTGCAGCTGTGATTACATCTGATGATTGATTATATTCTTCTGTGTTTGATGTTTTTGCAGGACCACTAACGTTTCCTCCTACAGCTAAGTACGCATTGTTTCCTCCATCTCCACCTAAATTATTTCTACCTGAAGCTAAAGACGCTGGTGATGTTGTATATGAAGTTCCATCATAGGATTCTGTAGCTGAAAGAGTTGTTGGAGAACCAGTTCCACCAAACAATAAAGCTGATGTCTGTATACCACCTGCTGCTGCGCCGTATCTAGCTGTATTTATGGTATTGCCTGCTGTCCACGAGGAACCATCGTATTCTTCTGATGAATTTCCTATTGGTCCTACAGATAATGGATAACCTGATCCACCTAATGCTAAACCAGCAGTTTGTAATCCTGCTGCTCTAATTCTATTTCTACCTGTATTTAAACTACCACCAGTTGTCCATGAAGAACCGTTATATTCCTCAGTGGCATTACTTGGAGATATTGGAGGATTAAGTTGTCCACCACATATAAAAGCGGCTGTTTGTGTTCCATCACCACCTTGTGTATATCTGCCAGTTCCCATTGTACCACCAGCAGTCCAACTTGATCCATCATATTCAAAAGAAGCATCCATACCTGGTGGAGAAGATTTACCACCAGTTGCAATAGCTGCTGTTTGAGTTCCGCCTTTACTCATTTCAGATCTTGCTTCTGGTAAAGCACCACCAGATGACCATCCGCTTCCATTATACTCTAAAGTTCTTGTGGTAGCTGATCCATCATTACCACCATAAGCAACCGATGCTGTTTGAGTCCCTGCGTTTGCAATCCCTGTTGTAGCAGCTGGTATTGCCGCGGAACTTGACCACGCTTGAAGTTGAGGCACACCTTTTAATTTTCCTGATGTAGTATTATACCAAATTTGACCATCTAATGGATTTGATGGATCTGAACTGACCTTTTTTATTTTTTGGCCTACAAGAGATCTATAGTTAGTCATCTAGTCTCCTTAATTATTCTTTAACAGCCAGCCCTGTGTTCCGTCTACGTATACTAATGTGTTTGCTGCTCTTTCTGTTGCAACCGTTAGATTGTTAGTTGAACCTACGATTTTTTCTGAACCATTTGAATCTACAGTTAAATTATTTGTATCAAAAGTTCCTGCGTAATCAATAAAAGCTACTTCATCACCGATACTACCTGCAGGTAAATTCATAGTAATTGCACCAGATGATGTATCAATAAAATAACCTTCACCAGCTACTGCTGTGAAAGTAGAAGTTTTTACTGCTTGCCATGAAGTACCGCCTGATACTTCAGCAAAAGATAACTGTCCAACACCTGTTGTACCTGAACCAGATACTGATGCTACTTTTAAAAATCTGTCTGCTGTTACATTTCCAGTTGGAAACTTAAGTTCATACGACTGCCCAGAGCTATGTGGGGGTGACGTAAGTTTAATCCCGTGGGAGTTAGATTCACAATTGAGCTGAATTGAACCTGGGTTTGTTGCACCAAGAACTTCTATAAGACCTGTTCCTTTAGGTCCAACTTTTAAATTTATGTTGGAATCACCACCAGTTGCTTGAATAGATGGTGCATTACCTGTTGCAGCGTTCGTTATATCTAATTGGTTTACCGCAGATGAAGTTGTTTGAAATACTATTTGTTCGTTTCCATTTTCATCATTAATTCCATGTGCATCGTCAAATGCAATATTAAAATCGTTTGTATCTAGATCACCACCAAGTTGCGGGGATGTATCATCTACAACATCTCCACCAGTTTGAACTTCTATAATATCTGGATTTGTGCCATCGTTTGCTGTAGCAAAAACAATTGCTGTTTTTTTATTTGTAGCTGAAAAAGTAAATGTAGATCCTGAACCCGATGCATATTTAAACTGTACAGTATAAGCACCTGAAGTCGAGTTTCTTAAAATATAAAAATTTTGTACATCTAAAGGTATTGTTACGATTTGATTTCCTGTAATGGTCCCCGTAAAATCAATCATTCTATGAGCCATTACAGCTCCAGTAGAGCCATCAGAAACAGAAAGTGCTGTTGTTTGTGCTCCACCTGCAATTGATTGTGCAGTAAATCCACCAGCGATTTGTTCAATAATTTGTAAATTAGTATTAGTTTTCGTACCCCATGTACCGGCGTTTTCACCAGTTGCTTGAAGTTCAATACCTAAAGGCGTATATGTTGATGCCATAAATTATCTCCTATGCAGCGTCACTATAACTTGTATTTGATCCAGTTGCAACATCTGAATAAGTGTCATTCGAGCCTGTTGAAACATCACTATAAGACGTATTAGAACCAGTGTCAACATCTCCATATGCAAAGATATTAACGGTTCCTATATTAAATGTAGCAGATTGACCAGTTAATCCAACCTGCATATCAGCTAAAGATATTGATCCTACACTAGAGCTAAATGACTGACCTGTTAATCCTAGTCCCTCCTCTATTGTTAAAGACCCAACACTTGATGTAGCTGATTGACCAGTTGGTTGAGCAACAGCTCCTCCCAGTCCAACTAGAGACCCTAAACTGAATGATGCAGATACACCTGTTAACTGTGCTGTAGCATTTGGTATTGTAACAGTTCCTAAACTAGATGTTATTGATTGACCTGTTAACGTAGCTTCTTGTGATGATATACCTTGTGCTGTTCCTTGAGCTGAAGTTATAGATAAACCAGATGGTAAAACTGTTTCGTTTGGTGCTTTTGCTGTCCCTTGTGATAAGGTCATTGACTGACCAGTTAAACCAAGGGTCATATCATTTGGTGTAATTACACCAATAGAAGACGTTATAGCACTTGATGTTAAACCTTGTGTTTGATCTCTTGGAGTTATTGATCCAACAGAGAACGATGCAGATATACCCGATACAACTACAGGATTGAAAGCTGCACCTTGTGAAGATGTAATAGACTGTCCTGTAAGACCTACAATAATGTCTGGAACTGTAGGCGATCCTATACTAGATGATATTGATTGACCGGTTAAGGTAATAACTTGATTAGAAGTTTGTCCCCAGGCACCGCCACCATTCCAGGCTTGTGCACCCCAACCTGTTTTTAAAGTTGTTGACTGATTCCAATTAGCCTGTCCGTAGGTTAATCGGCCCCATCCTGAAGTTGTCGACATGGTCGACCCCCTATGCTAATCTGATGATTGCGTTACTAGCGTCTGCTGCTGGAAATTCTATTTTAAACGTTCCGTTACTTGCTGTCTTGTCACCACCAAAAGCTATAACTGCAACAGCATCAGTTGTTCCCGAACCACCATCTGTTGTTGTGTTATAAATTAAAGCTCCGTTTGCAGTGAAAGAAGCTGATGTGTAAGTTACATCTGAAAAGTCTGTAAATGCAGTTGTTGAAGATAATGATACACCAGAGTTTGTTAAAGTTGCTCCACCCGCAGAGTATGCAGATCCTGACGTATTTGTAATTTCTTCTGAAGTTGAATAATCTGTAGTAGAAGCTCCTAAACTCGCATTACTATCAAATAATGCTAATTTAAAAGTGTGACCACCTGAAGATTCAAAGCTGTGCTTACCTTGTAAAAGCTCTTGTTTAAAGCTTGAACATATTGCTGATGATATTGCCATAATTAATCTCCTGTTATGGTGACGGAGAAGGAACTGCAATACGGACTGTGCCGTCTGTGTAGTCGTCCCTTTTACGTCTACCGAGTTGCTCTGCAGCAAACTTCTGTACTTCTTGTTTATACTTTTGTTCGTATAATGTCAACATATCCATTGGGCCTTTTAAGAAACCATATGCCTCTACTAAACACGCATATAATAGGCCGTTTGGAAAATTTAAACTAATATAATTAGTATCATTATTTTCTAAAAGATCAGGTGCTTTATCAAAGTGAACTCTAAATCTATATGTAGTATTTGGAACTGGAGCAAAAGCTATACGTCCAGATGTAGTGTCTGATTCTCCTGTAGCACCACCAAACATAGCATAGTATTTAGGCTGACCCTGAGCAGCGGAGGTTCCGGTTACATCCTGATACTCTTGTAAATATGTATAATCTTTTTTCTCTAGCCATCTATTAGCTCCCGTTGTTGCTGACCCATTAGTGTCATAAACTTGTATACCTCTAATAAATACAGCTCCCGCCGGACAGTTAATAGATTCTTGTCCAGCAACTAAATTACCTAATTGTTGTCTTCGATTTGCGTCTATAGGAATATCTCTAAATATTTTATATTGAGCATTTAAAATAATATTTTCTAACACACTGTCTGATAACACAGTTGAGTCTACTTCTGTGTAGCTTTTTATTTGTGTTTTTAATCCTGATGCACTTAGTCCTGCCATTATGCTGATAGTGTTACCGGTCCAGCCGATAAACTCCCTCCTCCAATATTTGTACTTGCAGTTGCTGTTCCAGCAGCTGTAAATGTATAATTATTAGCATCAACTTTGGTAATTGTAAATCCCGCAGATTTATTAATATCTGCTGTAGTTATACCAAAAGAACCTACTCCGTTTCTAAATCTCACCGTGTCACTTGTAGATCGACCATGGTTTTCTTCAAATACAGTTACTGTCGTAGAACCATTTGTAATTTTAAAAGGATTTAAAGTTAAAACTCTAGCCACTTCAGGTTCTGTTCTATCCGGTCTTGCATTTAATAAACCTTGTGCATCTGCAGAATGTGGTTTTGGTTCTAATTGTGGATGTTTTTTTTCAAATTCAGATATGTGAACTCTAGCACCATTCCATTCTATAACCATTTCTGAGTATGGAAACTCCTGTCCTGATCTGTCTGATATAAATTTTGCGTATTTACCTGATGATAAATTTGACATTATGTCTCCGAATAATAAACTTTAGGACTAATATAAGTGCTAGATGATGAGCCGTCCTCTGCTAATGCTCTTTGTAATTCATCTTCATACAATAGTTTCATTTGTTGAACTCTTTGCGGTGCATTTTTTATAGCAAGATAATATGCTAAACCAGCAACCATACATGGAACAAAACGATAAGGAACGTCAGTTGCATTTGTATAATCACCTACATCTTGAATTCTTTTTACATAATAAAAATTTATAAACTTTCCAGCTTCATTTGATCCAGGTGTTAAATATAAAGTTATTGTAACTTTATCTATGAATCTTTGAACAAAATATTGTGTTGGAACTCCTGTAGATGTTTTGTTTGATAAAGCTTGGTACTGAGATCTATTTATTTTTGTAAGTGGTGAGTCTATATTAGAGTTTCTAAAAGATGCTTCTAACACATCATCTACACCATATACAGCTGTAGCGCTTGAAGTACCATCACTTGTTGACCTAAACATTGTGTATTCTGCTTGATCTGCAACTAAAGTAATGCTGTTATTTGCAACTTCCCAATAATGTAAACCTCTATTTGCCCATTCTTGAAACAGGATATTAAGAGATCTTCTTGCAGATTTAAGCTGATAACCTGAAACGTTTTGTTGTCCAATACGTTCGTAAGCCTCTTCTACTATTTCATCAATAGAAAAGTTTTTATCAAACGTCGCTGTTCCAGAGGTAGTGTTAGCCATTTAACCTCCTACTTATCGATCAATACAGTCGCTTCAACGTTAGCACCAATTGCAGAAGTAGTCATACCACTTTCAAATAAAATCCCATCTTCAGGAATATTGAAAGCAAAAACATCTCCAGCTGGACAGCTTACTAAAAACTGAGTTACTCCACCTGATTGTAAAGTAATTGATTGAGTATCACTAGCATGATCATTTTCTAAAATGATACCTCTAAGTCTTGTTCTGCCAGCAAATACTGATCCTGTAGCTGTAACTCTAACTGCTTTTACATCACTTTTCATAATTTTATATTCTCCGTTAAATTAAGTATGGGCCCGAAGGCCCACACTAAATTAATTATTAACTTACTGCCGCACTAAACGGAGTAGCTGGTGTATTCGTACAACCTGAAATTACATCAACTTTCCATTTACCTGAAGCAATAACTGTACATTCGATTTTTGCAAATGTTACACCACCAGTAGTATCACCATTTAAAGTAATAGTATCTGATGTTGAAGCTGTTTCAAAACCAACAACGTTATCAGATGTGTCATCAATAAATAATGCACTTCCGATCATAACGTCAGTTGCGTTTGCAACTTGTACAACAAGATCTCCAGTCTTCGTAATTGAAGAAAAGATTTCAAATTTTGCACCAACGTTAGATAAGTTGTTTAGATCAGCACCTGGTCCTGCAACT